ATAAAGAATTTGCTGATAATGCAGGAATAGGAACTTATTATGATGTTAATGATTTACTACTTATAGATTGGAATATAAATGCACATTGAATATAAAAGTTATGATATAATAAAAAGTTTACCTAATGAATTACTTGAAAGTTTAATAAAAGATAAAACTAAAGAAGATTTTATTACTCCTTATTTAAATGTTACAAATTTTTCTGGTGATTCTTTATATGAACCTATTGATGTTGTATTTTATAATACTTCTTCTTTTAGTGAAGTTGGTAATCATTTTTTAAAACATGGTGTTTATACATATCTTCATCCTATTTATGATAAACTTGATTTTGATAGATTTTGGGATGAAGAAGAAGAAAAAAGAAAAAAAGGTGTAACTAAACCTTGTAGAATTATACAAAGAGAGGATGGTAGTTACTGTTTACAAAATTTACATATTACAGGAGAACATTATGGTTATCTAAATTATGCTCCTATTAAAAGAGTTTCTCCTGAAACTCTTCTTTTAATTGAGGAAAGATTACAAAAAGGAGAATCTATTGAAGATTTATCTGAAAGTAAAATTACTTCTCTACCTCAATTTTTCGATAGTGATTATTATTATTTTAAAGCTGTGGAACTTGCACGTTCTGTTGGCAGACATTTAGTTGTTGGTAAAGCTAGACGTAAAGGTTATTCCTATAAAAATGGTTGGATTTGTGCTAATAGAGCAGATTTATATACAAAAACAACTACTGCTATGGGTGCATTTAATTCTGATAGTTTATATCCAGAAGGAACTATGCAAATGACTAATGATTATCTACAACATTTAGGAGCGCATACTGATTGGAAAAAAAGAAGAATTATTGATAAAGAGAACTTTATTAAATTTGGATATAAATATAATGATGGATTAGGAATTATAAGAGGTTCTAAAAGTGTTGTATTAGCTACTTCTTTTGCTCCTAATAATGCAGGTGCTTTAAGAGGGAAAGGTGCTGATTTTATGTTAATAGAAGAAGCAGGTAAAAATCCTTTATTATCTGCTGTACTTGTTTCTACTTTACCTACTTTAAAAGCAGGAACTATTTTAACTGGGTTATTAATTGTATTTGGTACTGGTGGTGGAGAAGCAAAACAATGGGAAGGATTTGAAGATTTATTTTTTAATCCTAGTGTAGATGATTTTTTATCTTTTAATAATATTTGGGATGATGATGCTAAAGGTACTGAATGTGGTTTTTTTGTACCTAGTTATATGGGTAAAGAAGGATTTGTAGATAAACATGGTAATAGTAATGTAAGAGGTGCTATGAATTATGAATTAGAAGAAAGAGAAAAAAGGAAAAAATCAAGAAGTGCTACAAAACTTTCTGATTATATAATGGAAGAACCTTTTAATCCAACAGAAGCTTTTAAAAGGAGTAGTAGTGGTATTTTTCCTGCTGCTGAACTAGAAGAACAACTAAAAAGAATACAAAAAGATGAAGATGTTAAAGCTATTTCAAGAGAAGGGAATTTAGTAGGAACTAAAAAAGGGGTTATTTTTAAAGATAAACTTTTTATGAGTGATAGAGAACTTAAATATTATCATCCTCCTATTATTAATTTTCCTTTAAAAAAAGATGATGATGCACATGGTTGTTTTGTTATGTTTAGTCCTCCTTATAGAAATAGAGTAAGTGGTAAAATACCAGATAAATTATATAGAATACATCATGACCCTTATGCTATTGATAAAAATACTAAAAATATTACAAGTAAAGATTCTTTAGGTTCTTTTTATGTATATGAAAGAAATAATAATATAACTCCAGGATTAGGAGATAGATTAGTAGCTGTTTTTACTGGGAGACCTAATACGACAGATGAATTTAATGAAATAATGTTTAAAGCTACTGAATATTATAATGCAATTATAATGTTTGAAAATGATAGAGGAGATGTTAAAGAATATGCTAAAAGACATAAATTATTACATTTATTAGCTGATGAACCTGATGTTATTTGGAAAAAAGCTTTACAAACATCTAAAACAGGTAGAAATAAAGGTATGACTATGAATATAGCTAGAAAATTAGACGGTGTTATATATTTAAGAGATTGGTTGATTAGAAAACGAGGGAAGGATGAATTTGGAAATACTTTATTAAATTTGCATTATATATATGATGAAGCTTTAATAAAGGAATTATTAAGGTTTAAATTAGATAGAGGAAACTTCGATAGAATTTCTGCTTTATTAATAGGTCAATATGATATTAAGGAACAATTTTTCGTTGACATAGATATAGATAGTAATAGTAAGGATGAAGAATTAGAAAATATTTTTAATAGAGATTTATATTAAATAAAAATGGCAGTTTACCCAAGACAAAAAATATCAAGTGTAGAAAAAAATAAAAAAGATGCAGTTACTGGTAAGACACCAATGGAAGCAACTATTGATTATTTTATAGATGAAACTATTCAAAGTAATAATAGAGAAGAAATTTTATCTTTTTATAGACTTACAGAAGATGTATTAGATACTAAAGATTATGATTATGTATTAAATCCTTTTAATACTACCGTTGATAGATATAAAAGATTTGGTGCTACTTTAAGAAATTTTAATATTTTAACTCCTGTTTTAAATTTATATGCAGGAGAATATAGTCAAAGATTTAAAAATATACAAGTAATAGATACAGATTCCTTTGAAGATAATGAATATAAAGATGGTTTAAATAAAGTTGTAGAAGCTTTTTATAATCAACAAATGATTAATAATTTAAATTCTTTAGGTTTAGAAACAGGAAAACAAAGTCAAGAACAAGATTCTATACAAGAACATGTAGATAAGTATAATCGTTCTTTTGATGATAACAAAGTAATTACTGGACAAGAAATTTTAGATTATATTGTATTTGACCAAGATTTAGATGATAAATATCAAGATGCTTATATGGACTGGCTAAAAGCTGGAACAGTTGTAAGTTATAAAGGTGTATCTAATGATGATATTGATTTTGAAATAGTGCCTCCATGGGAAGTATCTTTTCCTGATAATTTTAAAACTAATTTTATAGAAGATAGAGATTGGATTACTAGACGACAAGTTTTAACTGCTAATCAAATATTAGATAGATGGCACGATAAACTAACTGATAAGGATGTTACATGGTTAGAACAAGAAGCTATGAATGGTTCTCTAGGTGTTGCTAATGGTTATGTTAGACTTTCTACTGAATGGATAAATTCTAAACAAGATTATGAAAAATATAGTATTCTTTCACAAATAAATGGAATAGAAGTTTATCATGTACAACATAGAAGTTTTAAAAAAATAGGAATAGTTTTATTTTTAAATAAATTACATCAAATAAAAGAAAAAGAAGTAGATGATACTTATAAACTTGATAAAGTTAATGGGGATATATCTGTAAAATGGGAATGGATAAGTGAAGTAAGAGAAGGATGGAGAATAGGAGAAGAAGGAAGGGGTTTATATTTAGATGTTAGGTCTTTACCTTATAATAGAATGGCATTAAATAATAGTTCAGAACAAAAACTATCTTATAATGGTAGAGTTAATAGAAGTTTAACTGGTAAACCTTTAAGTATTGTTAGTGCAGGTCGTTCTTATCAGATTATATATAATGTATTACATTATCAATTTGAAAAAACTATTAATAAGAATAAAGATAAAGTAGTAGTTATACCTCAAGGTTTAATTCCTAAAGGGAAACACGGTTGGGATGAAGAAAAATTTATGTATTATGCACATGCTAATAGTTTTATGGTAGTAGATGAAACTGCTCCTACTGCTGCTCTTTCTTTATCAGGAATAAAAATTTTAGATATGGGGTTAGCAAGTTATGCTAAAGATACTATAACTTTAATGGAAGCAGTTAAATCTGAATGGTGGGATGCTATTGGAATGAATAGACAAAGATATGGAGATAGTAAAGCTAGTGATGGAAAAGCTGTTACTGAACAAGCTATTTATAGAAGTGCTGTTATTAGTGAAGAATTAAATAGAAAATTTGAAAAATTTCAAGAAAAAGATTATGAAGGATTATTAGATATATCTAAAATTGCTTATATTAAAGGAAAGAAAGCAAAATATATAAATTCTGATGAAAGAGAAGCTTATTTAAAATTAAATCCTGATGATGCAATTAGACATCTAGGAAGAGATATGAATGTTTTTGTTAAAAATAGTAAAAGAGAAAATGAAAAACTTAATTTAGCTAAACAATATGGATTTAATTTAGGTCAAAATGGAGAAACAATTCAAATGTTAGAATTAATAGATGCTTCTAATTTTGCTAAGACTAAAGAAGTGATAAATAAAATGGATGCAGCTAAAAATGAAAGAGAAGCTGCTGCTCAAAAAGCAACTTTAGATAGCAATCAAAATATTGCAGATACAAAAGCAAAAAGTGAACAAGAAGATAGAGATGTTAAAAAATATATAGCAGATAAACAATATGATACTGCAATAGATGTTAAAGAATTGGAAATGGGTAATAGTATAAATAATGAAGATAGAGATAGAGATAGAAATGGAGATACTAAAGAACAAAATGATAGAATGAATACACATAAAATAGAAACTGATAGAGCCAAACAAGCAACAAAAGATAAAGAAGTTGCTATTAAAAATAAAGAAGCAAATGCTAAGATAAAGAATTTGCAGTTAAATAAAGCAAATAATTAATAATAGATTTATAACTAATAATAAA